TACCACCACTCCAATCAGCATTTGTTACATATAATTCACCAAATGTTGTATTAGGATCGTGTGCTCCATCACCTGTAAATAAACCTGTGCCACTTGCTTGACTAAATGTAGCATTTGCTGTGGCGTTTTGTGTCATTGTGATCACAAATCCTGTAGCATCTACACTTAGTATTCTAGTTCCTGGTGGAAACGGTGATGTTGTGCTGTTACCAGTAGTTGCGGCACTTGCCTTAGTAATAAACATACAATTTGCGGCTATGTTGGAAAATGCGTCTGTTCTTTGTCCAGCACTAGGTGTACCATACCAGAAGTCTACAGCACTTGCTGTAACTGTGACATTTGGTGAACCTGCTACAGCAGTACCTTCATGTAAAGTATTTCTACGCAATCCTGAACCTGAATAAACTGGATATACTGCTGGATTACCTGCGTAGTTTGTTGGTCTGTAACCATCTGAATCTAGTATAAGTGTGTCTTGACTTGTTTCACTAGCAAAGTCTTTTAGTATTTTTACTGCTTTTGTATTTGTATCTAATGACAAGTTAGCACTTGCCTCTGTTGCTATAGTGTTTACATCTGTTAAACTGTTGCTTAAACTAAATGCGTTACCTGTGCTTGTAAAGTTACCGTCTGGCGTTACTGCTATTGTTGTATTTGACGTACTACCTACATACATTTGACCTAAGGTCAAATCTGCTAATGCTGTATCATTTGCCCATCTTACTAAGCCATTACCATAAGTTTTTAGAACTTGATCAGCACTTCCGTCTGCTGTTGGGAATGTAAATGCTTGGTTAAATGTTGCGGCCCCTGTTTTTGAAATTTTAAATATTTCTGATGTGTTGGCTGAGTTTGCGTCTGAAGTAGTGCTTTTTTCAACAGCAAAATATGTTACATTTGAAAGATCATTTGCGTTATTATCTATTATAATATGCGAGTTAGATTGACTGCTTATTGTTACATCTACATTTGGTTCTGCTTGATCATGATCTCTAACTGTTATAAAACCAGTTGCTCCTGTTTCAGCACCTTTAATTTTGTTAGGTAGTATGATGCTACCATCGTAATAATGATCATTTCCTGTTCCATCACTGACATTGCCTTCTAGTAAAAATAACTCACCTTTTAGATATAAATGTCCATGGCCTGGGCTATAATACAAGTTTTGACTTGATGTTTCTAATTCACAGAAACTATCGTTAGTTGCGCCAAACCCACCTACTTGTTTTGACAAAGGTAGGAAAACATTAGAATAACTAGTGAATGAATCATCAGCCATATTAATTTTATAAGCCTGATTGATTACATTTCCACGTCGTACGTTAAATTCACCTGTACCGCTAGTGTATGAAAAGAAACCAAAATCAGTATTACTACTAGGGTTACTAGTGTAAGTGCCAGTTAAAGCATCTCTAACCCTACTATTTGAAAAGTATAAATTAGTAGAACCTTGTGTTAAATCGTCTGTGGTTTTTGTACCTAATCTAGTATCAAATGAGGTATTGGCTCTAGCATTTGTAAAGTATAAGTTTGTACCTTCACTTACTTGAGTTGTTGTTAATCCTGTTAGTTCACTACCATTACCTTTAACATACGCACCTTGAATGTTTGCTGTAGTTGTTATATTAGATTCAGATGTTGTTTCTTTTTGTAACTGTATAACATTTGCGGCTGAGAAAACAATCATTGGCTCATTTGATCTATCACTGTGATTGTTTATACCATACGCACCAATAAATGCTGTTCTGAAAGTTGTGCCTGTAGCATTATACAATTTACTGCCTTGTTGAAGAACATTTCCATTTATAGTAGTATTTCCATTTATAGTAATATTGGCACCACTACCGTATGTAAATGTGTCAGTAGTAGCATCATATGATAAAGTAGAACCTCTTAAGGTATTATTGGCGGCTTTAAATAACAATGTATCACTTGTTGGTGGAGTATCAAATATTAAACCATTAATATTCGCTGACAAGCCTTGTATTTTAAAACTTCCGCCTGATAGACCAGTTCCGTCAAATAAAACGTCTATATTGTTATTACCAACTGAAGGAATAACTGAAAACACATTAGTTGCGTTTGATCTAACAGCAAAGTTACCGTCAGTGTTAGTGGCATGTCCACCTACGTCAATGTATACATTACCTTGACTGTTAAACTCATTAACGTTAGATTCAACTAATAAGGCTGGCGGGTGGGTCCATGTTGCTTTATCAATAGCATGACCTACAGCAAAATGTGAATTAGGTGTAGTACCACTTGGATGTAAGTCTACACCAACGTTAATGTTAGCGACAGAATCACCAAATGTTATTTTACCGCCATCAACAGCACTAACTATGTGCGTGTTGTCAGCCATTGTGATGTTACCTTGAGTAACTGTTTCGCCACTGACAGTTAGGTTGCCTATTGTGACATTTCCTGATACTGCTGATAATACTCTACTATTAGTATAATATAAATTTGTGCCTTCTGCTAAATCACTTGTACTTGCTGGTATATTGTAGAATGTGCTACCATCATTAGTGAATTGCCATTTATCTGTTGTTTCATTCCATCTTAAGAGTGTATTTGAGCCTGCTACAGGTCTATTTGCTATAATTTCTACTGTGGCATCAGTTGCCGCATTGGCATTCAACGTAATACTTTGATCTCTAACGTATAAGTCTTCTACGTTTCTGTAATTTAAGTTACCTGATACTTCAACGTCGCCTGTAACATTTAAATTACCACCAAAACTGAAAGGAGCATTTGAGGCATCACCTAAAAATGTAGTTATGGCACTATTTGCTCTTGCTGTTGTAAAATATTGATTTGTTCCTTCAGGTAAGTTAGTTGTGTTTACAGTTGCGCCACTAGTGCTAAAATACACGTTACTATTGCCTTGTGGTAAGTCATCTGTGGTTTTCCCTGTGAATAAGGCGTCACTGTCAATACCAATTACACCTGAACTTAATGTTATAGGTGAAGTGTTAGAAAAATGTGCTCTTACATCAGCCGCACTAGGTCCTGTATATGTTATAACACCTGTAGTGCTGTTATATCCTAAACTACCATCACCGCCATTATCTACAGAACTTATGTGTGCTCTTACTTCACTGGCACTAGGACCTGTGTATGTGAATACACCTGTAGAATTATTGTATGAAAGTGAACCATCACCACCAGTGTCAGTTACACTGAGAACATTTGTGATTGCCTGAGCATTTGCTATACTGGCAACTTGACTTACAACTATATTGCTACTTGTTTCTGCTACTGTTACTGTTAAATTTGTGCTATCAACAGTTATATTTGGTGTATTGGCCGTTACTGTTACGTTTGCCATTTTATCTCCTTTATAATGTTAGTGCTGTATAGCCTGCTGATTCACTTGGTTTACCTATACCTCTATCTGGTGAATATCTTTGTATAAGTGCCCATCTGTGTTCTTCAGTTGTGTTAGGTGTTGCTCCTGTATCTGTCCATTTTACACTAACTACCGTTATAGGAGTTTCTGTTCTACTGTCTGGTATGACATTTCCTGCGTATAAATTGCCTGGTATTGTTATATCGACTGTACCTGTTGAGGCACTAACAAGATTTACATTACTAGCACCAATCTCTGCGTTAGCAAAACTGCCAATTACTGTTGATTCTGTGAAATTTGGTAAATTTGTTGTACGATCGTATGTTAGTTTGTCTACTACGATTGTTTGATGACTTAATTCAAAAGAATATGCGGCAATGTTTCCGCCATAATCATATCTGAATGTTTTTGCTGTGTCTTTGAAAACTTCTTCGACTTGGACATTATCTGCCCCGCCTATATAGTTTTTGAAGGATAATATTCTTCCGCTCATGCTCTACTCCTGAAGGGTATTCCTATATCACTGAGGCAATATAGGCATTTTGTTTAAAATGTATTTATCTTATTATGCTGGAGGAGTGGGCCAAACAACATCAAATAGGTCCGTTACATCTGGTTGATTGACTGGCACATCTCTCAATGCCTGTCTGTATGTTTGCCATTCTGCTTTCTTACTATCTGATAATGGTGAATCAGCACCTACTGTCCAGTCACATGCTGTTAGCATAATGTTACGCCTTTGTCTTACTAGTGCTATAACAGGTGGTTTATTTTGATTATGTAAAATTACAGGTGGGTCTTGTGAGATATCAACTTTACAACCTTCTGGATGACATTTGCCTGCTATGTATGTCAATCCTGGATTAGCATTACAAAGTTTTTGTACTTTTGCTTCATTACCAATGTAATCATGAAATGCTATTCTGCCATCTGATTCATAATAAACAATCCAATTACTCATTATTCAATCTCTCCTTTGGTGATACGAAAACTATCGTATTTCATATTTGTAAAACCTGCTGTACCTGATACTCCGCCTATGTCTGCTAAGGTGTTAAAACCTTCTAATCTAACTCTAGCGGCAACCATATCATCTGTGACTTCAAATTCACCTTGACTGTTTAATGTACTAGGTATATGATTAAAGTTTTGATAACTTTGTCCATTACTTACATAGTTATTAATTGTTTCGTTGTTAGCAAAGTCTACGTCTATGCCAAATCTTATACCAAAATCTGCTACGCCTGATCCTGGCATTTCACCTAATGGTGTGGCATTTGTAAGTACAGTATATTTGCCGTTTTCAATGTTTGCTAAGTCAATAGGTACTGCTGGTGCTACGTTGGCAAATACTGCGTTATTGGCAGTTAAATTTGTATTAGCCGCAGGTGCTGTATCTACTTGTCCACCTGCTCCATATTGTGCTACCTGTTCTTTGTCAATTATACCACCAAAGTTTTCTGTATTTGCTCTTAAGTTTGCGTTACCTGTGATATTTTGTGTAGCATTTAACACTTGTGGTATTGTGCCACTGCCATCTACACCTGCTACTTGGAATGTTAAGTCATGCTCAGGCGTTCTACCTCGTAAATTATTACCTGTGACAGTAATAACATCTGCGTTTGCGTAGCCTGTACCACCTGATAGTACAAACACGTTAGCATACGGAAAAGGAAAAGTTTTTTCTGCTCTTACTATAAATGTAGCATTTGTACCACTACCTGTTGTGCTTGTTTGTGTTACATTGAAGAAAAAGTTAGACAAATCATTAGGCGGTGTGATAGGTGGTGGGTTTATAGGTGGTGGTGTGTTTGGTGGTTCATCTTCGTCAGGTGTTTCTGTTACTGCTGGTTGTGTATATACATCAGTATTGTATTCTAACAATGTTAGTTCACATGTAATCATGCCTTCTGGTGTTAGTTTTTCTTTGTTTAACATCACTCTAAACAGTTTATCTGTGAAACCATATATGCTGTTTGTAAGTTTTACAACATCACCTGCGTCTATTTGTAGTGTACTGTAGTCACCTGACAGTTGTACAACCATACCATTTCTGCTTTGATTTAAATCTATATTAGCAAGTGTTTCAGCATGTATATTGTTGTTTACAAGTTCAGTTCTATATTCTAGTTGATTATCTGGTTCGCCTGGATTTCTATCTGCGCCAGGTGTTTCTACAACTATTGTGTTTGTTTGGTCTTTTCTGTTTTGATCAGCAAACTCTATTTTTACACTATTGAACAAACTGTATAGTTCTGTACTTTGTACACCTATTTTACTTACAATGTTATCGTCATTAAGTACAAAACAGTTTGCTAGTTCTGAACTGCTAAGTTCTCTATTAGGTACTGTTTTAAATTTGCCCTGCTTACCATCAAATGTAAAGTATGTGTTAGCATTTCTACATATTCTATCAATGTTTTCTAGTACAGGTCTATTTGTGTTTATGTAACCATTTGTTTGAAATCTATCTATAGTTGTACTAACATTTGCTTTGTTAGTATATGAAATTTGTTCGTCACAATAACCTTTCATTGCTGAATTTGATGTACCTATTATACTAGTTGTATCAATAAAAGCATTGGCAAGGCCTGCGCCCCATCTTGTGTTGTTTAAATATCTTTGTAAAACATCTCCTGGATTATCTACACTCACTTCTAGATCTACACTTATTGCTCCTAAGCCTGTAAGACCATTTTCAGCATCATAATCAACTTCAATCATAATGAATACTAAGTCTTCCATACTGTAGTTTGTAGTGTTAGTCCAATGTCTCATCATTGTGGTAGCATCTACTTTGGCAGTTGTAGGAAATACTTGATGTGTACTTGCTGTACCGCCTGCGTACACTCTACAACGTATTTTATTGACCCAATCTGTGTTTGTTGTGCTGTTAGGGTCAACATAACTTACAACATTAGCATTATTGAATACTAATCTAGTATCACCCCAAAAAATGTTTCTTACAGTATAAGTTGCGCCTTCTACATATTCACTGAGTGTTATACAGTAGTTCATAGTGTCATTACTGTTTGTTATAGCAACATCTGTGATAGGTCCACTCATAAAGTTCCTACCAAAAGCCACACCTATCTTGTTATCTGTGCTAGGTGCTACTTGTATTTTGACACCAGGGTCTCTGCCCATGTCAGGCGGATCAAATACACCTAATAGTTTTGCTGTACCATAAGCAAGTCCTGCCGCAACAACACCTACAACAATACCACCAATAAGGGTGGCTGTGAAAGCCGTACCTGCTATTGCTCCTACTATTGCGCCTGCTATTGCTGTGAATACTGCCATTTGTTACTCCGCATAATAAATTGTTTCTATTGGCTTATAGCCATATCTATCTAGTTTGATATCTGGTGATTGTTCCATGAGTGTCATAGTAAAGCCTTGTATTTGACGTTTTGCTTTCATGTCTTTGGCTATTTGTTGATACTTCATGAATAACTTACCACCTATACTACCATCTCTGTATTCTGGTTCTACCCACCATGCCGCTTCACGCAACACAGGAGGTATTTGTGGTAACCACATATCTGGCGTTTTTACTGCCATGAAAAATCCTGCTGGTTTGCCATCTACTTCTGCGTACAACAATACACCTTGTTTTACAATACCATAAAATATTTGATCTATATAATCATCGTCATATTTTGGGTTGTGTAAGTAATCAACTGGCGCACTATTGGCAAAGTTGACAAACATTTTCTTTATATTTTTAAAGTCCTTTACATCTGCTTGTTTTATCATATCTATATATCCTTATCTTTGTTCCCTTCTACGTCTGTCGTCACGGTTTCCACCGCCACCTCCACCGCCGCCACCGCCTCCACCATAGCCGCCACTTGTAGAATATTCTTTACCAAAGTCAAAACTTACATTGTAAAGTATTGGTATTCTATCAAAACTTCTATCGTTTGGAAACAGTCTTTTGCGTTCGTCAGGATTTGTTTTTTGACCTGTAACTTTGTTATTGAGGACACTTGTTATACCTGCTACAGTAATTGTAACAGCATAATCATTTTGATGAGTCATGAAGTTAAGTTGTTCATCAATAACAAAATTAGTTATTGTGCCTTTGAATCTTGTAAACACTTGACCTGCTATAAGTTCTTGCGTGTCAGCATCTACAAAACCTCTATATACAGTAACGTTACCTCCTTTTACAGGTTCTGTCATTACTGTTTGTAAATAATTTGCTTCACTAGGTATACCACTTAGTGTAATTGCTAAATCGCCTTCACTGTGACGTAGTTCGTCACGTATTTCTGTTATGTTTAAGAAGGCACCTAGTTCTGTGTAACTGTTACTATCGTGTGTAATTGCTTTGTAATTACTGCTTACATAATACACGTTACCATTAAGATCAAGATCAATAAGTGTAATTGGAGATATGTTGTTGCCTGTAACAGCACTTATTGTTGTTGTCATCTTATGTTATAACCTCTACTAATTGAAATGATCCACTAAAACTTATTCTATCATGCGGTATAATGCTGTATGTTGGATTTTGTATGGCTTTTACACGCCATGTAACATCTTTTCCAACGTTTATACCTTTACCGCTTACAGTATATCCTGTTTGATCTAGGAAACCTCTGTGTATAGGTACTGTTACACTACTACCGCTGAATGCTACATCGCTAGTTACTGTATACGGATACCTATAATTGTTATCTAATTGTATATAGTCACCTTTCTTAAATATGTCGCCACTTGGTGAACCTGTAACACTTGCTGTATTCAATACTATGTTACCACCTGTAGCACTTGTTACTGAAATTTGTCCTATCTGAGTTGGGTCAAGTATACCTTGATAACTTGTTATATAATCTAGACCGCTGTTACTACTACCTATGTTTACTTCTTCTTCTATAGTAGTATCTAATCTGTCAAGTTCTTCTATGAGGCTTCTGTTTGTGCTGTATGTTAAACCATCAGCAACACTTACCATAAAACTATAAACACTAGGTAACCTTTCTGCTGTTTTAAGTTGTCCACTTCTTGTGACTACACTACTTGTTACTTTACGTCTGTCAATGTTTATTTCTGATGCGTTGTTTATAATTGTTTGTAAACTCATTATCCTCCTCCTGGTATTGTTCTAGCACCTGCTCTAGTTACAGCATATATGAATTCAGGATCTCTAGCAACTAATGATTGAAAACTTGGTGCGTCAACGGCTGATATATTGTATATTACGTTTGTGCCACCAACACCCATGCCTCCACTACTTGTTATTTGATCATTAGGTATAACTGTACCTGATGTGTTTGGCACAAACAGTTCTGGACCTTCTTCACCTACAATGTATGGTCTGCCTGCCTGTGCTGGACCACCATCTGCTAATCCAAACAATGCCAATAATGGTCCTGTTATTGTTTTTTGTATAAATGCTTTTGCTAGTGTTATCTTTATAAAGTCTGCTAAGTCACTAAAGTCTGCTTTACCTTCTACGAATGCCTGTGCTAATGCGTCTTCAAACATTTGTGCTGATTTAACTAATCCATCTGCTAGTGTTTTAGTAAAGTCACCAACATCGCTATTAGCAAACGCATCTTGAATTTTTGCTATTAATTCTTCACCTAGCACTAATTTAGCAACTGCGGCTATCTTTTCCATTGCTTTTTCACCTGCGGCGGCATATTCTACAAAGAATTCATCTACTCTAGCAACACCAAATAATGCGTCTAATATCTTGTCACCAAGTGACTTAGGTATTTTCTTACCTGTAACAATAACTTCTTCTATTATTTCTTCAACTTTTTCTTTAGCATCTTCTTTGTTGCCTAGCAACATATCTACGAAATCCGTTCCAGCAGTTGTTCGCTGGAAGAGTGTATCACCAGTAGCAATATTTTCAAGTTGATCAGCGAACGCATCTATACCAGCACTTGTTAAACCTAGTGCTCCTAACATACCTCTACCTGCTGGTGTTAAAGCAATAGAACCTAATAAACCGCCTTTGATAGTATCTGCTAAATCTCCTACACTTTTATTTGCCTTATCCGCATCTGAGGCCAATTGTGGAAATAGTTCAACACCAAATAATGAAGCAAATAAACGCAATGCTGTGACTATTGCGTTACCTATATCAACTAGTGTATTGAATACCTTCTCTAGAGATAATATAACTGTTGCTAATATGTCTATAAATTTGTCTTTTAGAAATGCGCCAAATTCTTCTAATCCGCCTGCGGCATTAATTTGTTCTGATATAAATTTTCTAAAAGTTTTAGTTATATCTTCTAGAGTAGGCGCAAGTGCGGCTGTAAATTGATTAATTAAACCATTTAAGATTGCTTGTAATCGATTAAATTCATCAGCAAATGCTTCTACACCTGATATGCTGTTCGTTGATAGTATAAAGCCTAATGCTTCTGCTTCATCGAAGAATGCTCTTAATCCGTCACTACCTTCTCTTAAAGTTTCTACTAATTCAGCACCTTCACTGTCAAACGCCTTAAAGGCTAAACTAAGTGCGTCTGATTCGTTCTTGGCATTCTTTATACCATCAGCAAATTCAAATAGTATTTCTTCAGCACTTTTAACTTGTCCGTCTACGTTTCTAGTTTCTATACCTAAACGTTTAAGTGCTGGTAGTAGTTCACCTGTACCTTTTGCGGCTTCACCAAATCGTCTACTAAAACGTCTTAATGCTACCGCGGCTTGATCCGCACTAACACCACTTTGTTCTGCGGCGAATTGGAATTTTTGTAATGTTTCTGCGGCAAAGCCTGTTGTCTTACTTACTTTACCCAATCGATCAATAGTTTGGACACTTCTAGTAACAAAGAATGCTAAGGAGGCGGTGGCGGCTGTTAGTGTTACTGCCGCGAACTTGGCCGCACTACCTAATCCACTAAGTCCTGCTTTTAAGCCAGATGTTAAACGAGTGCTTTCTTTAGCATTTCTATTGAATTGACTATTGTCTAACGTTAATTTAGTTTTTATATCTGCCATTATTTGTTGTTACTCCGTTTTATGAACTTATCAAGTTCTTCTTCTACATGCTTTAAAGTAGGTTCAGTCATGCCTTTTGGTGCTTGTGTACTGTAACCTCCTGATGTTTTACCTGTTCCTGCTTTAGGTGGATTAGGATACAATCCTTGATCTAGCACACCTGCGTAAGGGTAATCACCAATTACTGAACTGCCTTTGCGAATTGTTTTACGCCTTGCGTTACCACCATCTATTGGAGTTTGTTTGCGATATTCTTTGACCATTTCTTTTACCAAGCCTTCTTCTACATATTCTTTTATGCTTTGAAGTTGCTTTTCAAAAGCCTTGTCATCTACTGTGACTGTGATCTTTGCCATACCTCTTGTAACTCCTCTTGTGAATAAGCCTTATTTAAATCCATATCAGGGTTATTCTTTATTTGCCTATACCTTTCTACAGCAATATGTATCTGTAAATCACCAGTACTGGCTTGTTCTAGTACTTGGTAAGGTAGCATTCCGTATTTTTGTGCCATTGTATCTAGCACTAGCATCATAGAAAAAACGTGGTCCTTTTCTGTATGTCGTTGGGTTGCTACTTTCCCACAATGTCAACTACTTTTACCATAGCCGCATTTAATAAATCTGTTGGCAATACATGTTGTTCGTCCATTACTGGAACACCATCTTCATCTAGTACTATTTCTTTTACTAGATCGATCATGCTACTAAAGTCGCCTGTTTTTATACTTGCTAACTTTGTGTATTTTTCTAATGGCATGCGATCATACATCCAAAAGTCGACTGTTTCACCATACTTTTCAAGCAGG